GCCCTTAAATCGAAACCAGGAGACTGTATTGCTCCTCTTGTTGCCCAAGACAACCTTGGCAATGGGATTATTCTCGGAGTCATGGTTGCTGGAGGCGAAAGATTAACTTACTTCGCACCAGCGCCTCGTGATTTCCTTGAGTATATGTGCTCGGATGAAGAAATTCAAGCTATGGGCTATGTTCGTCAAGAAGGCTTTGCTCCGGGAGATAACCCCTCTCGCAAACTCTTGCAAGATCATCTCACTCGTCACAAGAAGCCTTACTATGTCTTGGATGATAAAGGAAAACCAATCCAATTTGGAACAATTTGCACTCGAACTAAGTATGAACCAAATCCACGAGCCTCGGACCTCTTGCGCTCACGTGAAGCTCCTGCTCCTATGAAGCAGACTATGACGGATCCTTCTGGCACTGTCTTGCACCCGCTTGGCCTGGCTATGAAGAAGCTTGACATGGGTGATCCTTTAGAAAGCCCTGTCATTGCACAGCTTCTGGAAGATGAGTACTACAATTTCTTGAAGCTCGTTATCGGCGAGACTCAGATTTCACCTCTCACTATGAAGCAAGCTTTCTTCGGAGTCCCTGAGTTTGGCATTCCTGGCTTTAATGGTAGCTCAGCTGCAGGTTGGATTGAAGGCAGAAATCGCAAGATAAAAGAATGCCTCCAAGATGAAGAACTTCCACAGTATATGTTTGAAGCGTTGAGTCTGTTTAAGAAGAGGCCTGATCTCTTTCCTGCTGTTATGTCAAAGAAAGACGAAATTCTTCCACTTGAAAAAGTTAATGAAGGCAAAATTCGACTTTTCTTTGGTGTCAATGCGATACAAAATTGGGATGCAAAGATCATGTTTGCTCCTCTTTGGGCTCGCATGCGTGAGTCAGGTCAAGAGCATGGTTTCATGGTTGGCACTCCTTTCGGCGTTTTTACTCAATGTGAACACTTGTCCCGAGAACATTTCTCTCATGCCGGCTACTCCCTTGTTCAAGGAGACATTTCTGGCTTTCAACGTACAAGAAATCGTGTTCAATGGATGGCACGCCGAAACGCTATAAAGCGCTTCTACGACCCTACCTACTGGAATGACATCGACAGGATATATGAAGCGAACTACAATCCTCACATTGCTCTTGGCAAACAATGTTTCCAGCTCCATGACATTCTTCTCTCAGGAAATAACGAGACGGCTGAAGCCAACACTCTTGACGTTCTCGTTGCAATACGATTTTGCGCTCGCAT